ACCAAAGAAGGTGGTGAGTATCTACTACTTGATATTGCAGCCAATGTTGAGACTATTGCTAACCTGATGACTAAGAGTGCTGAGAATCAAGAGGCAGCATCAAGAGAAGCAGTTACAGATCAAAACTTTGAAGCAGAAGAAGCAACAAGACTTGTTCCTGAAACTGGAGAGCCAGTTGAAAAGGGAGATGATGAAAACGACGGACCTGGTTTCTTAGACAAACTAAAAGAGAAACTTGGGACAGTTATGAGCGTTGGCATTGGTGGTCTTGGTGCTATTTTAGCAACAAAGTTCTCACCAATACTAAAATCAATAACTGGTATGTTAAGCAAAACCATATCAGCACTTGGTAAGGTTATATCAGGACCTTTCAAAGTACTTGGTACTATATTGAAAACCATTCTAAGATTTCTTGGACCTATCGGTCTTGCTATTGGTGTTGGTGCAGCTGCATTCTCTGGTGCAAAGGCTTTGTTGGAAAATACCGAAGTGGGTAAAAAGATTGCTGGCGCTGCTTCTGAAGGTATTGGTGCTGTGGCAGACTTCGTCAAAGGGGAAACACCTGAGACAAAAGAACAAGCAGAGATTAAGGAAGGCATCCAAAGCAAAACTATGGATGTCAATGAACTAACTATCCAGCGTATCGGTGCAAATGAGAATCTGACTCCTGAACAGAAAAAGCAGCAAGTAGGTTTGATTCAAAATTACACCATGCAGCAGGCACAGGGTGATGTTGACCCTCAGATTCAAGAAGCATATCATAAGGTTGTAGAAACCAATGCCAAAGCTGTTCCAGATATCACACCAGAAGGTAAGGCTGCTGCAATCGAGCCAGCTCCAATGGCAACTTCACAGACACAAGCACTAACAGAAGAAAGTCTGAAGCCTGAACAATCTAAAGCGGGCGATGTTGCAGTATCATCAACTAACATTGATACCAGTTCTTCTTCCAAGCAAGTGATTATCAATCAACAACCACATGTTCCAGTGGGCTTCTAAAAAAAAGAGGGGACCAAAAGGCCCCCTCTTCGCTCACATAATATGTAAAAGACCTTAGTCTTCTTCAGCGAGCTTCTTAAAGAACGAAAGATCATCATCATCATCACCCGCTTGAGGAGATTGAGAGAGAGGAGCAGATGGTGTTTCTGATGCACCTTCATTCCAAGATTCTTCTTCGACCACTGTCTCAGCAGCCGTTGTTGTAGGAGCGGTTCGTCCAAGAACACGATCCAGTTTTGCTTTCAACTCATCATATGACTTGAAGTTAGCAGCATCAATAAACTCATTCAAGCCATGCTGCTTATTCCAGACTGCTTCAAGAGCACTATCATCATCTAGCAATGGTGTAGGCGAATCAAACTCTGATGAGTCGTAGTTGCGATAGCCTGCTACTTTACGAATCTTCAGTTTGAAGTCGGCGCCTTGCCACATGTCAAAAGGATTGATCTTTGTCTCATCTTCGAACTCTGGATTCATCTGTGCTTCAATCTTGTCCCAGATTTTCTTACCGAACTTGTAAAGGAATACTTTACCTTCGTTCTCTGGATTACCTGGATCTTTGACCACATAGATGTTTGAGATAAACTGCAGCTTACGCTTCTGTTTGCGTGCTTGCTCTTTACCTTCATCACCACCTGTGTTCCACAGGTTCTGGTTCAACTCACCGATTGGATCTTTCTGTCCAATAGTAGTGAGTGAGTTCTCAATATACCAACCACCAGGTCCTTGGAAGCCGTGTGAGAACACACGAACGAAAGGAACATCTTCATTTGCAGAAGCAGGAAGGAAACGGACTACGGCGTAGCCATTACCAGCCTTATCTACAGTAGGTGTCCAGAATCGGTCATCACCATTAGAACGTGACTGCTGATTAGGGCTTAGTTTTTCTAGTTGACTTGAGAGGGAATCAAGCGATGCGCTTGAGGATGTCTTGAGGGATGCAAAGTTACTTGCCATTGTATTTCTCCAATATGTTTGCGTACGTTTGTATTAACTTATCCACTTTATCATAACGATATCTTATTTATACTATAGTTCTTTGAAATAGTCAACAGCTAATTTGGAAAACTTTTCTTTATCGTAGTCCATAAACTTGCTATACTTCATACACTTAGTACGGATGTCAGGCCACACAATTGTGTCTTCTATCTTTTGATTGAAATGCTTGACTGCGCCAGTGACCTCGCAGACAATAATGAATGTTTCCATTCCAATCTCACCTTGCATGTACTTTTGTACAAGTCCAGGATGCTGACCATCTACTACCTTGAAGTCATCTTTGGTAATATTGTTCAACTCTTGCTGAAACAAATAGGTCAGGCTTTCAGTCCTCTTCTTCCACGAGAGGTATCTTTGGTGCCCTTCGGGCGTAACGATTTGACCAATCCACATAGAAGGGTCTTCTAGCAAGTTTGCTAGGAGGTAGTTGTGTGGATCAGGCTGCTTAGATAACTTAGCAAAAGTAAAGCGGTCATTACGGCGTTCAAAGTTGTCACGATCAGCACGTATTTTACCATTGTACTTAATGTAATCGTATCGTCCGGTAAAATGCTGCTTAAGCGCGAGATAATCTTGGTAAACATCAAAAGGGCTCATCATATAGGTAGTGTATTAGATTTCTCTATTAAATTCAACGCTGCAGATTCACTTTCAATCATAGCTTTGATAGCAGGACTCTTCTTTACAAGAGGAATCACACTCTCAATCTCAACGTTTCGTTGCTCGCACCACGACACAATGGCATCCATGTGGGTGATGTTGCACTGTCTAACTAGTTTCTGAACATCTTCAGTAAACTCAGCCAGGGTAGTAATGTTTTTAATTTCAATCATGTTTATAAAATATATGTGTATCAATTGTTACAGTGTGCTTATATACATCAGCCCAACTAGGATGGACATAGTCTGCATGATAGTGTGTTGCACCATCTGTAATGTCTGGATACACTCTCCTACGGATCTCTACTGATAGTTCCAGAATATGCTGAAACTTTCTTTTGTTATAGATGGCATCTGATACTCCATCACAATACCAACTAAATTGACAACGGTGTTTCTTTGGATAATAGATTCGCAAGTTGTCAGGCAAATCCTTATCATATCTTGTTTTGTGACTTTCGTAATGAGGACCTTGATGGACAACCTCACAAATGCTATTGGGGAATCTCTTAGACCCAACCCTATTCATAGTCACATTACCAACAGCAACCATACCAGCGGTTGGCTCATTACGAGCCTCGTGGTAAATGTTCTGAGCCAGACACAATGTGTTTGGATCAATCAACATTGTTTGTAGTTGTGCTGCTTGCTGCTGCTGGGCGGCAACTAAGTAGTCGCCATTTTCGTAATCGTCTGTTTCAGACTGCGCCGGTAGCGTAAACTTTACGGTTATCAAAAGCCCGATGCCAACCAAAGTACCGAGCCTTCCAGTCCGACTGGTCATCACTTGATAGGCCTGACCACTCGTCTCTTTTAGTCTTGACTGCAAGACCTGCTTCCATCCAATCTGTTCCAAGTATAATCTCCTCTGCTCTCACCTTGTATTCAACTAGTTCGTCTCTATCAAACCTATCAAGTTCGATATGAAACAATTCGAAACATATCTCATTATCAACCCAATCCAAACTAAAGTCAAGCCCCCATTTGGGTTTTATTTGTAAAAGTTTGTGTAGGAGGGGGTCGCGTATCTCTGCATGCTGCTTGATTTGGTTTCTTGCTTCACCACCATAAGCCCATCTTGTGTTTATCAGGCTGTGGTCTAATCGTGGTCCGTGTATCGGAACATCGGATTGGGTAATCCACCAAACATGATTGGCGGTGTGATGCAGATGTTTTTCAGATATGTTAATATCATTCGCAGCATAGTAAAGTTGTTCTACCTTGTTTAGTTCGTAACCATCTTTGTCAAAGAAATCCATCGGCGTCTTGACTAACGATATATCGTCAATCGGCTTGCAAGCCCACGCAAATGTTGGATGTTCGTTATTG